GATTGATACTTGACAGAGTAACGCTCGCCCCGCTCAAAGTTCCAGTAGCTAACGAGGTCATTCCACCAGCGGAAACATCGCCCCACTCTAAACCGGTTGAGGTTGAGCTATTCGCTTTTAGATATTGCCCATCTGTTCCAACCGCCAATCTTGCTGGCGTATCTGCCGCCGTCGCAGAAATCAAATCACCTTTAGCGTCAAGAATTGAAAGAGGGTCTGCGGCAGACCAAGTAAAGTCTAAATCTGTGTTTGATGCTTTAGCGAGCACCTGTCCGGTTGTGCCGCCTTTGAGATCGACAAAAGAAGTGTCGATAGAGCTACCGAGTGTTCGGATAGCCGCCGCGCCGTCCTTGACAAGGTCGGTGTCGTCCGGCGTCTCCCAGCCGAAGTTCGTCGTATTAGCCATTAGTTAGTTCTCCTTCTAGGCGACTATTGTAGCGTTGAGCCACTCTAAAGTGGGCGAAATGGTATTCCAAGTTTCAACCGCTGGAACGTTATTCCAACGGAACGCCTGAAGCGAGTAAGCCACCGGCGAAAGATATAACGTCAGCTCTAGACGATTGAGCGAAGCCGTCCAAGTCCAGCCCTCGACGAATCCCTGAAATGCCCCTTCGACCATATTGACTGGCAAGTTGGTTATGTTGAGCGGTAAGCCCATAAAGACGTTGAGAAGGGCATCTCGGTCGGTGTTGTCAATTTCTGGGTTGCCCATTTGGAAGGTTATTTGCTTCATCTCATATTGAGGATAAGCGCGAATATCAAGATAGAAAGCGGCTTGTGCTTCAGCGTCAGGCGCGTTTCTCAGGCTTGTGGTAATGGTTGAGGCTAATTGGCCGAATAGGGTGATTGAGTCAGGATCAGAAGCGGTCGTACTGGATGAACTGTTAGAGCCATAGGAAAGCGTTATAGCGTTACGAACGTCGCCAGCTCGCTTCACAATAGCCAGATTCGGGCCAATGGCGTGACCGCCGTCTAAATCGACGTAGCCATTGGTTGCGAGGTATTCACCGCGTCGAGTGGAGTCGGCATAACCGATGCGGCCTTGAGCATCCTCGTAAAGATAGCCAAGACCAGAAGTCGCCGTAAATGTGGCGATGTTGTAAATAGTGTCATTGAGCCCAGTCTGCGAATGAAGCTCATAGTCTCCGGGTTGGTCAATTTCGCCTAGTCCTGAGTTCTCAGCATTAGCCCAAGTGGTTGTCGGCGTATAGGTCGCCCAAGTGGTCGCCGCTGGGACGTCTTGCCAAGTGTTGAAAAGTAAATCAGAAAGTAGGTTATAGATTCGAGTGCCATCGAACTCGTGAGGAAGGTTGCCGGTATAGACAGCGCGAGCCAGACGAGCCAGAGAGCCGACCGCGATAATTTGAACGACTTGGCTCAGAGCAATAGATCCAGAGCTTCGAACTGTCACACTAATATCGGTCAGATTCCCACCGAATAAACTTACATAATCGCCGTTCGAATCTTGAACTTCGACGCTAATAGCATCGTTGATTTGATAGGGGATTGATGCTTCAGCCGTTTCAATAAGTGTGATGTTGGCATAACCGGCCACCGGTTGCGAGTAAATATCTGTGCGGCCAGATGTGACAGTTAGACCGCTGAGGGTTGCGTCTGTGACTGTGTAACCATTGACTCTAACGCGATAGACAGGGCTGAAGACTGTCATTGGACTTGAGCCGTTCCGCGAAGTCCTCCGCCGCCTCCACCATTGCGAGAGTTGGATTCATTCAACGCATCGACGACCGCTCGGCTAAATCCTTCGCGATCTACTATGGAGGGCGAATTGACGTTTATGATGATGTTGCCAACTTCGTCAGCGGCTCTCACTCCCGAAACGTTGAAGTTGCTAGGAATCGCGTTACCGCTTGGGAGGTCTAATTGAGTAATTGATGGGACAGTTGTTGTGGGGACTGTTGGCGTCGTCGTCGTCGTGGTTGTGACTGTGCCTGTGGTAGTGGTTGTCGTTCCTGCTGGCTTGAAACCGCTAGGGAGTGAGCCAGTCGGTACAGTATTACCGCCGCTTGAAGAAGCACCTGAGAAACTAATCTTGCCAATGGTCGGAGTATCAGGGCCACCAGTAAGAAGATTTTTCAATTTGATAATTGCGTTGAGACCAGAAATAGCCGCGTTGATAATTGGCTCAAGGGCTCTGAGAGCTGCTGAGACTGCGCTGACAATAAATGAAGCGACTGAGGCTAGACCCTTGAGAGCGTTGCCCAGAGTAATGCCTAAGAATGGAACAAGAACGTCTTTGGCGAAATTGTAAAGTCCCTCGATTGCCGCTTTGTTATCTTTGAACGCTTTGATAACTGGATCAATGGCGGTCTCTTTGAATTGTTGAAGCTTTGGAATGGCTGTCTCGGTGATGAATTGGAAGAATCGTTCGATAACTGGGAGAAGGGCCGCTCCGAGTGATTCTTTGGCTTCATCAAAAGCGACTCGGACTCTTGCCATCTTGCCCTCGAAGGTTTCAGCTTGTTCAGCCGCCGCGCCTCCGAAAGTTGTGCTGAGAGCGGTAATTGCGCCTTCAAGACCGAGAGTCTTTATCTCGGCGGCGGATAGACCAATACCTAAACGAGTTAGGGCTCCAGTATTGCCTTCATAGGCTTTACCTAAAGCATTAGAAACAGTCTCGACATCTTTACCAGTTGAGGCAGAAATATCTAAGGCGAGTTGAAGTAATTCTTGGGACTTTGTGAGATCACCTGTGGCGATTGCTAAACGCTGGAACGCTGGACGAAGTTTATCGTCGGCTACGCCAGTAGCTAGTGAGGTCTTGAGGATTTGCGCCTCAACTGCTTTGACTTGAGCATCAGTCGCATCTGTGACGTTCTTGAGAGCCGTCTCTAAACGCTTCTGAGCGGCTTCGTCTTCAATGGCGGCCTTGACTCCATCGACTGCCAACTTGACCGCGTAGGCGGCGGCGGCAGCAGCGGCAGCGGCAAATGCGGCTTTGGCGGCCGCGCTAAACTTTTCTAACTTACCACCGAAGCCCTCGACCTCTTTCGAGCCTTTGTCGAGTTCCTTCTTGAGATTATCAACGTCCGCAAGTATGGAGAGCTTGAGAGTTCTACTTCCGGCCATTATTTATCCCACTCTTTCAAAATCTTTGAGAACGCTTCTTCCCATTTGCGAATCAGTTCAGGCTGTATCTTACGAAGTGCTGGATAGATGAAATAGCCACTATTTCCTCGACCTTGTCGGGGAGTGCGTCGAGGGAACTGACGATAGCGATTAGATCCGAACTCATAACCTGCCCAGAGGTCGCGAGTCGTTCCTCCACCCGAAAAACGTTGAGTCGCGAATCCGTAAGAGAAGTCGCCAACCTTCGAGGATTTCGAAACCCTAACCCCACTTGTAATGCGATCGACAACGGCTTGTCCGAAAGTTCTAGTGACTCCGTAGGCTTTGACTTCATTGGCGGCGTACTGAGCCAGCGCGTAGCTCTCGCGTTTAGCCGCATCAACAGCTTCATCGTCCATCGCTTTGAAAGCGGCAATGACTGACCTAAGTTCGCGCCGGTCATAGGATATTGGCTCATCTACCACCGCTCCGCTCCTTTAGTATCTCAATCGCCGTTAGGACTTGGTTGATGTCAGTCCATTCGCTCATCGGGATTCCGGTTGCTATCGCTATCTCAACGATAAGGCGATTTATGCTTCCGGACTCGTAGCTTTTGGGCTTTCATCTCCAATCGTCATTTCTTCAACCGATAACTCCCAGATTTCTTGGGACTTAGTCGGCTTTCCTGCCGCTTCTCGCTTGTAAGCGAAATAAGCCAAATCTAGAAAGTCCGCTTGCTGATACGCCGAAATATCCTTCATTGAATAAATCGACTTGCCAGTCTTTCGTTCCCACTTGGCCCATTCAGGGAGCCCAGCGTTGTAAGTGACTTCCTCGCCGTTACTGTATTTGATTGTGATTGATAATTTCATTGCTCCCGATTCCTATCTCTTAGCTAAATGTCTCTGTGACTTCGCCTCTTGCTACCTTGAAGGTATAGGAGACAGTCTGAGCATCGATTCCAGATCCGCCAGCGGTTGGGTACTCTGGCAAGACTGGGAAGACGAATTGTGCGCCTGATGCGGCGGTAAGTGTAATGCTGATTTCTGAGTTTGGGTTTGTGTCGCAAGCTGTCCAAAGTGCTTCGCATACTGAGGAAGTCTTGCCCCAGTCGGCGAGCATATCGAGCTGGAAAGTTCCTTCGACATTGACGACCTTATACGCTTCGCCATCGAGTGTTTGATAAGTCTCGCGGACGAATGTCTTGGTCAATACAGCGTTAGTCGCTTGGGCTTCGATATCTGTTCCACCTGTGAAAGATAGCGAAATGTCGCGACCGGTGATGACTGTGGTTGCCACTTATTTCTCCTTAGTTTGTCTGTGTGTAATAGGTGGAAACGCGAATATCTGCGACCAATAAATTGACCGCACCCACTTGCGTAACCGAAGGCCGTTCGACTGGGCCGACTGTGTAGCCGTCCGGTATAACTGCCAAAACTGAAAGAATGAGCTGTTCAAGATTATCGAGAGAAGCTGGATTAGATAGATAGGCGACTCCGCAAGTGATGGTCATATTGATTTTGGCGTGAATTGTTGAGTCGTTGATTGTATTGAGTTCCAAGTAAGGCGAGTCTGGGACAAGAATAACCGCTGGCACTTGAACCGCCTCTGGAACGTAAGCATAAACGTTCGCAGATACCGACCCGAGCGCGGTGGCCAGCGGTGTCCGGATAGAAGAAAGAATAGTGCTGGCTGGCATTATCCAACCATCGCTTCGACGTCGAGATAAGGGCCAAGAAGACCAGTTACTTTGGCAAGAAGATTCTTAGATAGGCGATAAGGAGTTACTGCGAAATCGATTCCTTCGATTGATCCCCCTGCGGCTGTTCGGGCTTGGAAGATTTCGACAGAGATAGCCAAAATCGCAGCTTCAGCATTGGGATTTCCGACGTAGGTAGATGCGCCAGAGAGCGCAGCGTTTCCGGCTGGGACGATATTCTTTTCCAATACGTCAGCATTGGTGATGGCAACTGTGAAGACATAATCTGAAATCTCATTATCTGTGACTGTGTGAGTTCCGTTGAATGGTGAGCCGCATCCGGTAATAATCACAGATTGGCCAACTGTGAACTCGTGAATTGTCGCAGTCTCAAAGTATGCGACGTTATTTTCTAATTTGACTTTGTTGATTCTGCTCTGGAATGTGACCAGCATTGGGAGAACGAGATTCTCGCTAGCGTCCACAATGTCGGTCAGATAAGCATCTGAATATAGGGAAGACGAGACGCCCAGAATGGTGCGTAGCTCTGAAGCCGTAACTATTGAGGGCATCTCGTTTCCTTTCGATCTAGAGGGTCTAAGCCAGCTCGGGAGCGGACTGGCTCAGACTATTGAGTTTCTTAGAGAACCATCCAGCGATAAGCACCTGCGCCGACCTTTGTAGCCAATGCGCCATAGCCGTAGTAAGCCACTTCGATTTGACCATTGAGGGCAACGTTTGTTTGTAGGCGGAATCGTGAGGACTCATACCAAGTGTAAGCATCTGGGTTGATGACGATGATGGTGTTATCACCAACGCCTGAGCCTGTGGTGAGGTTGCGATCAACGCGGAAGTTCAAGCCGAGAAGATTGCCAGTTGCGGAACCTGCGCCGAGGTTTCCGCCCTGATTCATATTACCGATGAGATTCTGGTAAATAGGACGTCCGCCATCAGCGAGATTCTGAATCGCGCCCCATTGCTGAGGTGATGCGATGATGTTCTGCGCGAATCCGAGAGTGTTAGCGTAGATTGAAACGCCAGCATCGGAAACGAAATCAAGTAGGCCAGCCGCATCAAGTGTGCGGTTTCCGCCGTCTGTTCCGCCAGCAATCAAGCCGGTGACAACTGCGACGTCTGTCGCCTTTGCGTATGCGTACTCCATTTGACGAACGAGTTCATCAAAGAACGCAGGTGAGGAACGATCGAGAAGTTCTACGGAGAAGGTTTGACCTCCAGCGTACTTCTTTACAGAGACAGAGAGGAACTCATTTGTCATTCCTGTCTCATCGATTGCGGCCGCTTCAGCCTCTTCGCCGACAGTTGGAACCGCGGTGATTTTAGGGATTTCGAAGCTCATTCCAGCATCAGGTAGAACGCCGCGAGATACAGAATCAACTGCTGGGCGGTCTGCGTTTGATAGTGGGTTGATGATTTCAGTTAGTTGGCGAGTAGGAATCAAGCCAGCATTGTTTGAAGTTGTGTCGTCTGCCGCCATAACGTATTGGCGAGCGACGTCATCACCGAGTTTAGCGCGAACGCTGTTCTCGAGGTATTTCGCCTTTGTGAACTCAAGGCGAGGAGTGGTGTAGAAAGCTGGGCGTGATGCCGCAACTGTCTCCACCTTAGCAGCTTCTACCGCTTCTTCGACGGCAGGAACTGGAGCGGTAGTGTCTGACACTTGGTCTCCTTCGGTTGGTTTGTCTGCGTCAGCGGTTGCC